CGCTGCCGGGGCCGCTGCCGGGGCCGCTGCCTGGGCCGCAGCCTGGGCCAAGCAAGCGGACCTCATTCGGGCGCGCGTGCCGCCCGCGCCGACGGCGGCAATCGTCGGCGCGGGCGGTGGAAGACAGCGACTTCTTGCCGATTGAGAACTAACCCCCCTGATACCCCGCCTGGCGTCTCAGCGTCAGGCGGGGATGGGGAAGCGGAGGAGATGATGAGCAAGCCACAGTTTGTAGTCAGAGCCGAGCGACTCTTTGTGGTCAAGCGAAACGGCTCCTATGTTGCCACCCTGGACGGTTACGACGGCAGCATGGAGTACACCGATGACATCCTGATGGCCCGCCTGTTCCAAGGCGACGAGTGGCGAGACTTCTGGAATCAGGTAGAGGGAGCCGAGTTTCAATACATCGGCACAAGCCCGGTTCCGAAGATGACCAAGTAACACCAGGGGCCGCGCCACGCCGCCCGGCCCACCAGTAAGGACGAAGAGATGGGTTCTAGTAAGGACAGCGCGACGGGACACGTTAGGGATAAGCGTAATGGCAAGTGGTGGTGGTGTCATAACGTCGTCATTGACCACTACGGCCCGGCGCTGGGACCGCACGGGATAGCCGTCTACGTCGCCTTGTGCCGTTACGCCAATGACGACGGCGCGTGCTGGCCGTCCATTGCCACGATAGGCCGCGACACGGGTATGTCACCCAACCGGGTACGGCGCTCGCTGTCGGACCTGGAGCGGGCCGGACTAATCAGCATTGAGCGCCGCCCCGATGAACAAACCAAGCTACATCAAACCTCGATTTACACGCTCCTGGAAGTGGACGAGAGTACTTCACGAGACGAGGTACTTCACCACGTGAAGGGGGGTACTTCACCACGTGAAGTAGGGGTACTTCACCACGTGAAGGGGGGTACTTCACCACGTGAAGCCAAAGAAGACTCAAAGAAAAAGACCCAATTAGAAAAAGACCCAGTGAAAAAGGTTGCGGCTCCCGCCGCGCCGCCCCCACCGCCTGAGCCTGTCCGCTTTGAAGACATCCCCGCCGCTCCCCCGGAAGCGCGCAAGGCCGCTAAAGACCCGACACCGCAACAGGCGCTCGTGGCTGCGCTGTCTGAAGCGACAGGCATGGACCCCCGCCTCAATGGTCCCCGTCTCGGCAAAGCGGCCTCCCAACTGGCCCGCGTCGAGGCTACGCCAGACCTGATACGCGCGCACTACGGGCCGGGCGGTTGGTGGTACACCCACGATTGGCGCGGTCAGAAGGGCGAGTTCCCCCGGCCTGAGCAGGTCATCGAGACCTGGGGGCAGTGGACGCGCCCGGCCCCCACCCCCAACGGCAACGGCCACGCCCGCGCCGCGCCGATGACCCGCCACGAACGCAACCTGCGCGTCCTCGAAGAGCACGAGCGACGGAGCAACGGCGGGGACGCCCCGCCGCCGCCCGGCACGGTCGAAGGAAGGGTGATACGCTATGGCTAGCGAGAAACAGGTGCGCGGGCTGCTGCGCGCTATCAGCGGAGCCTATCCGACGTTCGAACTCACCGATGACCGCGTGAGCATCTACGTCAAGCTACTGGCCGACTTGGACGCCGAGGCGTTGATTGCCGCCTGCCAGCAGCACATTGCCACGAGCAAGTTCCCGCCGACGGTGGCCGAACTCCGCGAGGCCTGCGCGAGCCTCACCCGCCCCGCCTTGCCCGCCTGGGCCGATGCGTGGGGGGAAGTCCTGGAAGCTATCCGGCGCGTGGGGTATCTCGGCCGGCCGTCGTTTAGCCACCCGCTGATTACCCAGGCCGTGCAAGGCATGGGCGGCTGGAAGCTGCTCTGCGCGATGGAGATTAGCGAGACGGCCACGCAGCGGGCGCAATTCCGCGACATGTACAACGCCTATGCCGGCCGCGCCGCCCGTGACGCCGACTTGCTTCCCGCCGCCCGCGCCATCGCCGCCCAACACGGCGCGCTGCCCGCTCCCGTTGCGGCGGAGACGCCCGCCCTGCCCGCGCCGGTGGAACCGACCCGCCCTGCCGTCGAGCCGATGCAACCCGTCAAATTCGCCGAGTACGTGCAAAAGTGGCGCAACCAGGCCCGCGAACAGCGGGAAGCCGAGGGCCGCCGCAAGGCGGAGGAGGGGCAAAGTGTGTCAGTTGTGTTGGGTTGATGGCCGTGACATGGGCATCGTCTACGTGACGACGCCGGGCAATCGTGAGCCGGAAAATTTTATCCTGCTCGACAAGACCCCGCGCCGTTTCGGGGAAATGGTCAAGTGGTTGTGCTACTGCCGCTGCCAGAGCGCGGCGGGTAAGCATCGCCAGAGTGAGGCCGCGTGAATCCGCTCGCCGTCCCCTTCGGAGACCGCCCCCTGCGCTGCGAGTGGACCGACCCGACGGGCAAGCGCATTGTGCGCTGGCTTACCCCGCGTCAGATAGGGATAGACGAGGCCACCATAGCCAGCATGGAACGGCAAGAGGCCGAGGCCGAAGAGAAGCGAAGGAAGGTCGCATGAGCCAACCAGCACCCAAGCCCGCGCCGCGCTACTCCGACGAAGGATGAACAAAATGACTACACCGCGCCAGAAGCCGAATACCAAGTCCAAAGCCAAGAAGCCTACGCCTAAGCCCCGCTATCGCTATCAGGGCAGCGCCTTCTTGCGCGACATCAGCCGCGCCGTAGACGAGGCGATGAGAGAGCGAAAGGAGCGCCGCCCATGATTACCCCCGTCATCCAGGGCAACCTGGCCACCGTCACCTATCAGGACTTCGTGGCGCGTAAGGCGCTGGTTACTCGAAACTACGGCTTTGCTGTCTCTGACAGTGATGTGCATCCGGTGCTGTTTGACCATCAACGCGCCTTGACCCGTTGGGCCGTTCGCAAGGGCCGCTGTGCCGTGTTTGCCGACACCGGCCTGGGTAAGACACCTATTCAGGTGGAGTGGTGCCGGCTGGTTGGTGGACGCTCTCTGATTATCGCGCCTCTCTCGGTGGCACGTCAGACAGCGGCAATGGCGCGCGATATGTTGGGCGTCTATGTCCACTACACCCGCTCTGGCTCCGACCTCATCAACGGCATCAACATCACCAATTACGAGATGTTGCAGCACTTCAGCGCCGATGCCTTTGACGCGGTGGCCCTGGACGAAAGCAGTATTCTCAAGGCCATTGACGGCAAGACGCGCCGCCGCCTGACCGAGATGTTTCGGGATACTCCCTTCAGAACGTGCTACTCTGCCACGCCCGCGCCGAACGACCGGAGCGAACTGGGCCGCCACGCTGAGTTTCTAGGCGTGATGACCGAGGCCGACATGCTGGCGACGTTCTTTGTCCATGACGATGACGGATGGCGGCTCAAGGGCCACGCGCAAGACGCCTTCTACCGGTGGCTGGCCTCGTGGGGCATGAGTGTTCGCAAGCCAAGTGACATCGGCTACTCGGATGAGGGCTACAACCTACCGCCCCTGACGACAACTCCGCTCTGGTTAGATAACGACCACGCGACCCCCGGCGCGCTGTTCTTCATGGGCCTGCATGGTATTCAGGACCGCACCGCCGTCCGCCGCGCGGCGCTTGATACGCGCATTGAGCGCGTAGCCGAGTTGGTCAACGCTAACGCTGAGCAGTGGGTGGTCTGGCACGGCCTGAACCCGGAAGGGCACGAACTGGCGCGGCTCATTCCGGACGCCGTTCTGGTAGAGGGTAGCCAGAAGCCCGAAGAAAAAGTGACGGCGTTCGAGGCGTTTCAGGATGGCCGCTACCGCGTGCTCATCACTAAGCCCCGCATTGGCGGTTATGGCTTGAACCTCCAGAACGCTAGCCGTACCGTGTTCTGTGGCCTCTCCGATAGCTGGGAGGACTACTACCAGTGTATCCGCCGCCTCTATCGCTTCGGGCAGGCTCGCCCAGTGGAGGTCTATGCCGTCCTATCCAGGGCCGAAGCCGAGATATGGGAAAACGTCCAGCGAAAAGAGGCTGAGGCCCGCGAGATGAGCGACCGTCTGATTGAACACGTCCGAGCCTTTGAGCGCGAAGAGCTGGACGATGTGACCGAGGCCGATACCTACCGCCCCGCCGTTGACATGCGCTTACCCGACTGGCTTCAGGCTGCTTAGGAGGATATGGTGAAAGTACTAGACCAAATCGTCACCCCGTTCTATGCGCTCTATAACGGCGACAGCGCCGAAGTGATGACCGCCCTGCCGGACAACTCAGTGGACCTGAGCATCTTCAGTCCGCCGTTCCTGAGCCTCTACACCTACAGCCCGACCCCCCGCGACGTGGGCAACTCTCGCACCCCCGAAGAGTTCTGGGCGCACTTCGGATTTGTGATCCGCGAATTACTCCGCATGACCCGGCCAGGCCGGAATGCCTGCGTCCATGTAGCCCAGGTGCCGGCCATGCTCGTTCGTGATGGCTATATCGGTATGAAGGATTTTCGCGGCCAGACCATCGCCTCTTTCGAGGCCGAGGGATGGATTTATCATGGCGAAGTCTGTATCGACAAAGACCCCCAGGCCCAGGCCATCCGTACCAAGTCCAAGTCCCTGCTCTTTACCCAACTCCGCAAGGACGCCTCCTGGCTTCGCCCAGCCCTGGCCGACTACATCCTAGTTTTTCGCAAGCCAGGCGAGAACACCGTCCCGGTCCTGCCTGACCTGACGAATGATGAATGGATTGAGTGGGCGCGGCCTATCTGGTACGGCATCCGCGAGAGCGACACCCTCAATGTGGCCGAAGGCCGCGAAGAGCAGGACGAACGGCATATCTGCCCCCTCCAACTTGGCACAATCGAGCGGTGCGTCCGGCTGTGGAGCAACGCCGACGAGACGGTCTTTACCCCGTTCGCCGGCATCGGCTCAGAGGTCTATGAGGCGGTACGGCTAGGGCGGCGCGGCATCGGTATCGAGTTGAAACCGTCTTACTTTCGGGCCGCCAAGCGCAACCTGGAGCGAGTAACGCAACGTAAGAACCAGTTATCTATTCTGGACATGCTGGCCGATGCCTCATTGGAGGCCGCCGTATGAACGACGTCATCGCCGTCTACCGCGCCCGTCTCGACGCCCTAGAACAACTGGCGCTGACCGTCCAGGTGTTCGCCCTCGCCATGCCCGCCGACCTGTCCAGCGGCTTTGCGTTGACACCCCAGGAGGCGCATGACGTGCGCGCCGCCCATCAAGCCGTGATGCAGACACCCCACGTCGCCCCGCAACCGCGTCTCTTCCGGACTGAGGAGGTTGCATGAGCTACTTGGCTGCTTTTGCCCTCGGTTTCGTCTCGGCCCTGGCCCTGGTCCACTACGCCGCGCGGCGTATCGTTCGCCCGCGTCCCTTCCGCCGCTCCCGCGTGGCGATACGGCAGAGTGACTACACGCGGCTGTGCCGTCAGATTGACGAGGCGTGCCGTCAGTTGGATGAGTTGGACGCCGCGCGCGCCCGGCGTGCCGTGCCGACGATAGACTGGATTGAGCAAGTCAACGGCTGCCTGCCCAAGCAGGACGGCGAGTAGGTGTCCACCGTCGGCGCGCCGTCCAACCACGAAAGGAGCAGCCTCCACAGCGGCAGGCCGACGTTGACATACAACAACTGAATAGCGGGGCAACACAAGTCAGGTGGAGGCTGAGACGGGGAGGCGACAGGCCGACAGCGGCCCCCGCGCTCTAGCGTACCTTACCAAAGCGAAACATAGGCAATGGGGAAGGCGCTAGATGTTGAAGCGTAGCATTGGCAATCCGCCCCGTCGGGCGCGTGGCTTAAATCACCAAGTCTGGGCGAGCCTGTTAAGCCGTCCAGGGTGGCAATTGAGCGAACGGAACGCGCGCCCGGCGCGGGCCGGGCGGAGGGGGATGTGGACGTAGACGAGTTGGTGAGAACTTTATACCCGCCCTCGAAGGCGGAGGCAATTTTTAGATTGATGCTGGAACGGCTGGGGGAGGTCGTCACGCTTGAAGATATGGCCGCCGC